GTTGCGTATAAGTTCGTTCTGCCTGAGTAGTTTCTGTAGAAGCCTCAGTTGCTTCTGTAGCCGATGTTTGTTGTTCGGTCATCGTAGTCCTTTTGCCGGGTCTTAGCCGTATGTATAAGTTAGCAAATAGTTTGCTATGCTGTATTTAGTTATTATAAGTCCAATAATGCTTGCTTGGCTGCTGTAATATCTGCTTGCGTAATCTCAGGATGTATGCTGAGTATTTCGCTGTCCTCATAGCCTTCCATAATCATTTCTTGAATGTGCGTTGCTCTGTCTGCTGGTGTAGTTGTAGCGTGTTCTTCTTCACTGACCTCACCAACTTCCTTTAAGTCTAAGTCTAATACTTCAGCAAGTTCGTGTTCAATAGCACGACGCATTGCTGGATCTTGAACAGCGGCATAGACACTGAGTAGTTGTTGTAGTTCACGCTCTGTGTCACGCATTTCAAAACTACCTGGGTATTCTATTTCGCCATCCCAAGCAATGCCAAGATACTTGCCAATGATTTCAAATAGTTGTTCTTCAGCAAGTTCTAAGTTATCTGCTAACAAGCATAAACGTGCGTTGAGTAGTGTGAATTCAGTTTGTATAGCGATACCACTTTGCTCACGTATTTCTGTAGCACGAACACTACCTACGTTAGCCATACCATCAATCATCTTTTTACGCTCATTGATACTTGAATAAATCTTATCAATAGGAGCACCACTGAACTCTAAAATATAGGGCTTTAAGGCAGGGTCAAGGTTGTCTGGTAAGCGTATTAAAGCACCTGCACCAGTGCCTACATCTGTTTCATTTGTAGCGGCTAAACTTGGATGAGTATCAAGTCTAATGCTGTCATAGATTTCGCTCATCTCATTGTATATTTGACGTTGTTGGTCCGCGATGTCATCTACAATACTTAAACCAATACCTCTTACAGGACTGCGTTCTGCGTATACTTGGACAAAGGGCAACATACCTAAACCATTAGGCTCTGTTGATACGGTAGTGGCACGTTTTTGGTTATTGTCTACAACCGTAGTAATGATTTCTTCTCTGTTCCATTCTTTGATAGTAGTAATGGTGTCATTGATTTCCTCAATGTAGCGTATCATACATAGTTGATAACTGCCGTTGACTTGACGCTCCCATTCCCAGTCAGTGACGCTTAAAGGTGTAAGCACTGACAAATAAGGACGAACGCCTTGTGCTAACTCTTCACCTAAGTTAGTAGCACCTACATTGGGCTTTGATACTACCGCCCAGCAATGTCCAAATACCTCACTCCATACTGCCAGTTCACGCATAAAAGCATTAAAGTTTCTACCCTCTAAGTCAGCATCCTCAAGTAAGTCTATTACCATAGGATTGTTTTCCATACTACCCAAGTCTCTGTCTGGACTTTGCCTAAACAAAAAACTAATGTAAAGACTGACAATGCTTTTTACTTGATTGTCTAATGGTGTGCTAACAAGTCTGCGATTGTATTCACTTTCAGTTTCCAGTTGATACTTGTGTAAGTATTCACCTTTACGATACTCATCACCACCTACATAAGAGTTTAGTAAAAACTCCCATCTATCACGATGTCGTGTGTATAGATAGTTAGTTGAGGTAGCACGAGCATAGGCTTGTATTAGTAGTTCATTCATAGTGGAGTCTCACTTGTGTTAGTATAGTATTTAGCATTATCTTACCGCCCATCTTTGGGGTTCTTGTTGTTCACGTTCACGTCGTACTGGGAACAAGTATTCAATAGCATAGGTCAGTGCGTCAAACATATGATCCAAGCCCGAGTTCTTATCTGGCACTTGTGTGTTTTCCAAATAACAGAACTGCTGTAAACTTTTTATTGTGTGTTTACATTTTGCGTCAATGTAAAACTTAGTTGTATCATCATCACGCTTATGGAATAAACTATTGGCAGAGTTTATTCTATCTTTAACCAGAGGATGCTGCCTATGATACTTTACTTCAAAGCCTGCGTTTTGTAATATTTTAATATCGGTTTGTCCGTTGGCACTTGTTTTACGCTGAACACCCGCAGGATCTGGATATATTGTAATAGGATTTTTAGGATAGCGGTTGCGTATCTCATCTACTAAGTCATTTGTATTACTGCCGTGTAAGACTATTTCATCTATAGCGTGTAAGCCTGTTTTAGTTTTACGCATAATAACACTGGACATTGGATTCACGTTAAAGTCCGTGCCCACTATTAAAGGTTCTGTAGCAGTAAGTTCTTCTGCTGATTTAACATTGTGAGTGCCAAAAGCATAAGCAATAATACCACTGAAGTTTTCAAATGTTGCTTCATACTCTTGCCTAAATGTTCTTATGTCTAAGTCTGCTCTTGCTTGTAGGACTTCATCCTCAGGAACGTTGCCGCCATCTAAAGTTGTAAACTGGAAGGACATCCAGTTGCGTTTAGTTAAATGATTGTCATATAACTCTTTAAACCAGTTCATACCTTTGGGTGTTCCCAAAAATAAACAATGTCCATCAGTATCACTAAGCGTTGGACGTAATACTTCATACCACGCTTCCTCATCAATGTCTGCGGCTTCGTCTAATACAATAAAGTTTAAGCCTACGCCACGCAGACTATCATAGTTATCAGCACCACGCAAACTTATCTCACTGCCGTTGACTAACTCTAATGTTAAATCACTTTCATTTACTTTCTTTACCCAGTTTATTGCTAACAACTTTTTCTTTAACTTTTTCCAAACAATCTGTTTAGCCATACGATATGAAGGAGCAATATACCAACACTTTTGGTCGGGCTTGGCAGCGAACCTTGCCAACTCTCTAATGGCTAAGTGTGTCTTACCAAAGCGTCGTCCGCATACTGCTACACGGAATCGCATTGGACATTGTGCTATAAGTTTTTGTGCTTGACTCAGTGCCATTAGTCTATGTCTTTACCATCAAAGTCATCATCAAAACTTTGTAAAAATGTATCTACTAATACTTGCCTATCAAGTAAACTACGTGATAAGAACTTTGTTTCTACCATATACGCCATCCAAGTAGACATTATACGACGAGTAAGTTCTTCTGCTTGCTCAGGTTGTCCATCACCAACTTCAATACAATATGTTGTAGGTAAACTAATGTAGATTTTGTATGGCTCACTCATTGTTCATTTCCTTGTATTCTTGTTTCATTTCTTGTAGTTGTTCGTCAGTAGGCTTTTCATCATCGTCATCAGTAAATGGTAATACTTTGGCTGTGTCGCTGTTCATACCATTGTCGCTCATTGACAACATATTTTTCGCTAAAAAGATTTGAACAGCGGCATTTAAGTTTACGCAAGCATTCTTTAGCATAGCACGCCTTAAACTTATTTTTAAGTTCTCACGCCCTTTTAGTAAATAATCGCTAAATGAATAGCGTAGTGTGTTTTCATCTACACCAAACCAGTTAGCAATGTCTCTGTCCGTACAGCCAAGTGCTGCCAAGTCTTCTACTTCTTCAGGTGGCACTACTACTTTATTACGTCCAATAACTAATCCTGTGACTATTTTTGTTCCTTCTTGAACTGCCATTATATAAATGCTCCTACAACTTTATAGATGCACCAGCAAGCAACTGCGATAACTGCTATGCTGAGTATGCCATTTACTAATCTATAGTATTGGCATTGTAGTCTTTGTAGTTCTTCTGTTGTGCTCAATCTCATTTTAAATCCCTTATTGTTATATTAGCATACACGTCCAGTATAGCAAAATCTTGGCAGTTAAACACTTTATTAAATCTACGTGCTGATAGTTTAGCGTTGCCTAAATGTTGATAACTCATTTTTTTATATTTGTGCTGTTTACCACGTAGGTTTAATCCTGTTGTCCTTACGCCTACAGGCTGATCTTTGTAAGTTATTATATATAACTTATCAGTTTGTGTTATTTGCCAAAGTAATATATCATTATCAACTTCAGCAATAACTTTAGGGTGAGGTCTTGCCAACTTTAAAACTCCCGTTATATTTTGGATGCTTTACGCAAAACAATAATGCTGTTTCTTTTGGTAATACGCAACAGAAGTATTGGAACTCCCAGTCATCGTATGCTTGATATGTAGCACCAGTTTGTGTGCTAAGGAACTCACCTAAGTCACTTTTAAGTTCTCGGGCTGTGTAGTTTATGCCCTCATAGTCAAGTGGTGCTCTTATTTCCCAATGTTCTATTTCTGTGTTTACCATTTTTCCAGTTCCTTGTTGTATACTATTATTGGTGCTTGTTTACTTTTACGTTTAGTAGTTTTAACTTCGGGTTGAGGTATTACTTGCTCAACTATTTCACGCTTTGCTCTCTTGCGTTGTGGCTGTGCTGGTGTTATGCCATCATCCTTAAACAACTTTAAGTTTGGTGCTAACTTCATATGTGCTATGTTCATACAATGAGTATTTTTACAAGTCATTGTAATACGTTTGTCAGCAATGTCCTCATTGTATTCACCCATCCAGTATAACCTACGTGCTTGGTTCATTTGACTAACGCCATTTTTAAATCCGCCAAACAAATGTGTTTCAGGACCAGTGCTACCCTTCCAGCCATAACAACTTAGTTCGCTGTCTGCTTCTACTATTTTACTTTTTAAGTTGTCCTGATTCCAAGCCCAAGGTCCTATTGTATGTGTTATAACACGACGTTTAGGTCTCGTGTGTGGTTTGTTCTTGCGTGTCTGTAGTTGTTCCATTTTGTGTGTCCTGTACGAGTAATGCTAACATTTGTGGATTAGCAAAAAACAAGTGCTTTATTCCCAAGGCTATGCCATCTGTTTGTTCCTCAGTTAAAGCCAAGTTTAACTTTGTTTCTATTGCGTGAACTAACTCGTGTAATAACACGTGCCTCATCTGCTGTTCTGTTTGCTGTGGATTCAACAAGACCTCTTGGCTATCTGCGTAGCAAAGTCCATTGTTATTATCTAACTCCTTATCACTTCCAGCACGTATAGTCCAGATCTCACTGAACAACTCAAAGTTTTTTGGTATTTGTAATGCCATATCTACATATCTCCTTATAAGTTTATTTAGCAGTTAAATACGCATTTTATATCCCTGCGGGATATTAAACAACTAAACCACTACGCTAACGCTTCGTTTTTTTAGTTGTTTACCTAACAAGTTTTATTAGTTCAAAGAGCAATAATACATTTAAGTAGAAGTAATGGGGCTATACAATATTAGTTTAACAGAGTAAATGTTGATTCGCAGTAATGGCTAATAGCACGGAACCTTAAAAAAAAGATTCAGGTGCTGATTAAACACTACTGCTTACAACAAAACTAACATTGTATAGTCTCATCGCCGTATAGTACGGTAAGCAACTCAAGCAAGCAACATTATGTGGGAGACGGTTGACTATATAACTCCCCAGGATTTAACCTGTGCCCTGGCACTACCCATTGTT